CCTGCCGGACACCCCGGCGCCCTTTTGAGGAGAAAACATGAGCACTATCACAATCGAACAACAAACCGCCATCGCTGCAAAGCTGGCAGGCATGCACTTGCCATCGGGCCTGGGCAACGAAGAGGCGGCATGCAGCATCGCAGCCATAAATTTGGCGCTGACCGGGACGTTAACCGACAACATTCCGCCGTGCATGTCCAAAGCGATCGGCAAGTGGATCATCCGCATCCAAGATTCCATGCCCGACGACATGCGCAACTCTGAGCGGTGGAAGCAACTGCTACCACGCGCCGCAGGTACAGGGCGGGACAAGGAACAGGAGCGCCTACAAATCATCCTAGATTGGATGTGGGGCACCGTGCTGCCTACGATCCAGCCTCTGGCAGATGAGAAAGGGTTTGGTGCGGAATGGCAGGCCATGACCACCGAGCGTACAAGAGCGGCGGCGGCCGGGCGAGCGGCGGCGGCCGGGCGAGCGTCGTGCGGCGTGGACGGGGCGGCGGCGCGGGCGGCGGATGCGGCGGCGTGGGCGGCGGCGTGGGCGGCGGCAGAGGCGGCGGAGGCGGCGTGGGCGGCGGCGGCGGCGGCGGCGTGGGCGGCGGCAGAGGCGGCGGAGGCGGCGTGGGCGGATGTCTGGCAAACCTTCGACCCCTGCGGGCTGCTGGAACGGTTGATCGAAGCATAAACCTGCCCGCTTCGGCGGGCTTAAACACAGGAGAAAACATGAGCACTATCACACTTGAACAACAAACCGCCATCGCTCAGAAGCTGGCCGGCATGACCCTGCCCTCGGGCCTGGGCGATGAAGAATCGGCATGCAGCATCGCTGCGATAAACCTTGCACTCAGCGGGGAGTTGACCGATGACATCCCGCCGTGCATGTCCGAGGTAATTGGCAATTGGGTCATCAAAGTACAAGACGCCATGCCCGACGACATGCGCAACTCTGCGCGGTGGAAGTCTCTGCTGCCGCTCGCCGCAGGGACAGGGCGGGCGAAGGAAAAGAAGCGACTCGCCATGATTTTGGATTGGATGTGGGAATCTGTCCTGCCCACATTGCAGCCTCTGGCGGACAAACACGGTTTTGGCCGTGAATGGCAGACCATGACCAAGAAGCGCACAGAGGCGGCGGCGCGGGCGGCGGCGTGGGCGGCGGCGGCGTGGGCGGCGGAGGCGGCGGAGCCGGCGGAGGCGGCGGCGAGGGCGGCGTGGGCGGCGGAGGCGGCGGAGGCGGCGGCGGCGCGGGCGGCGGCGTGGGCGGCGGCGGCGTGGGCGGCGGAGGCGGCGGAGCCGGCGGAGGCGGCGGCGAGGGCGGCGTGGGCGGCGGAGGCGGCGGCGGCGTGGCAAACCTTCGACCCCTGCGCCTTACTGGCAAAACTTATTGACGTTCAATAAGGAGGCTTGACCATGTACGGACCCGCCATGCCCTGTATGGACCCGGATCGACCCTTGACCCCCTCAGAACTGGAGGAGATACGCCGGGAGCGCCGCCGTGCCCGCGTTCGCACCCGTGCCCACATTGAACGGCTCGAAACAGCCCTACGCTGGGCACTGGAGCAAATAGAAGACGATTTGTGTCCGGACCACCAAGCCGCACTAGCTGACGCTTGGGAACTGTTGGAGGATGACGAATGAACCAAGAAACGCTAGACCTTATCCGCAAGCACGCCATACAAGGTGTAACTGACCCGCAATTTGCAAAGGATCAATGCGCGCTTATTTTGGAACTATTAGACAGGGCGCCGAAACGTGCGCCTCGCACACTGAAAAAGCAAGAGCGATATGCGCACATGGCGGCGCACTTCGCGCGCGGATTGCACCTCGCCGGCATCCGCCCAATGGAGCAATCCGCCACGATTGCAGCGCTATGGTTTGAAGACGCAAAAGGCTGGTGGGGTGTGGAGCGCCCCACTACACCCGATCAGCCCATGTTACTTGAGCCTACCCGATGATCTGGGCCGGCCTAGCCCTGCTGCTGGCCGCTGGACTGATCATCATCCTTGATCTATAGTCGGGCCTGCCAACTTTCTCCTGATCCTTCAGCCCGCCCGGCCATAAGCCCGGCGGGCTTTTCTTTTACCCCTTCACGCGGGCGATGATGTCGGCGGCGCTGGGCTCAGGCAGATCCACCAAGCGGCGCGCCTCGCTCTTGCTGCCGGTCCAGTCAGGCGCGCGGAACACGTGTTTCTTCGTCGGGTGGTCCGTACTGTAAACCCGGCCCATGTCTTCCCATCCGGCCTCACGGAAGGCGTGTAGCAGGGCAGGGACTACCAGCTTGATATGGGCCGGCGCGCGGGCCTGCAAGCCTTCTAGGAACCCCTGCCACGGGCCACCGACCACGCCACGGGCGAACAGGCCCACGCGGTGAGTCATCTGTTCGACCAGCCATGCCTCCGACCCGCTCAGGCCCGCCTGCAACATGATGGCCTTGGCCTCCGTCATCATCGGCGCGGCGCCAGGCTGGAACGTGGACACGTCACGGGCATGCAGCCACGCGGCCACCGAAGCCAGGCCACCGCCCGCATACCACGCCCACAGGCGCGCAGCAGCGTCAGGGGGCATGATCTCGGCCTCGGACCACAGGACGAACCACCGGCGGTCATCTGACGGCAGCGAGATGGCGGCGCGCTCGTTACTGAACGCCAGCACCAGCAGCCTGTTCGCGGCGTCATAAGGGTGCAGCCCCTTGCGCTGGATTGAGATCAACTCGGGCGGCGCAGCGAGCAGGGGCTTCAGGCGGTTCTCCAGCGCGCGGCGGTCGCTGGCCTCGGGCTGGCGCAATTCGTTCAGCACCAGCACTTCGCTCTCAAACGCATACCCCCACTGGCTGTTGATCTCCTCGTTGCGGACGGTCGCGACGTTGGTCTTCCCTTCGCCCCCTACTGCCCACAAAAACGGCGCCCAAAGCGAATCCTTGCCGCTGCCAGGCCGGCCAGCGTGCAGCACGCCGTGGTTGATCTTGATCGACGGGTGCTGAACCTTGAACGCCATGATGTTCAGGACGTGTTCACGCTCGGCGGCGTCAGGGATCATCCGCTCGGCGTGCTCAAGCCACGGGCGCACGGCGGCGTCCGAGGCGCGCCCAGTGACTGCCGGGCGCCCATCACGCCACTTGTTGCCGTACACCCCGCCCGCACGGGCCACCAGCACGTCATCGCCCGCGCTGTAGGCGATACCGTCCAGCACCCGCCCGCCCTTGGTCTGGCGGTGCTCATCAAAGCAGATCGACGCTTCGATCTTGGGGTTCTTGCCGTGGATCGATCGACACGACACATGGCGGAACAGGGCGTTGAAGTTGGTTCGCGTGAACTGGCGCCGCTCGCGCATGTCGAAGTAGGCATCGTCCGAGACAACGTAAGCAAACCGAGCCCACCAGTCGGCCTTATCGGTCCGCGCGGCCTCGGCCCGGTCCACCTCGGCCATCACCTCGGCCACCGCGCCGGCCAGTTCAGGCGTGGGGGTCAGCCGCCCGATGGTCTGCAGCATGGCCTGCTGCAGGAGTTCATCCCGCAGGCCAGGCGTGTGCTTCGGCCCGCCACGCTCGGCCACCCACTCCAAGAACCAGGCGCTGTCGAGGTCGATGCAGTGCGAGTGCAGGCAGCAGAACGCCCGCCCGCTGGGCAGGTAACGCCCCTCGGGGTTGCCGTCGGTGTGCTGGTCCGCGTTGGGGCACACCACGCCCATCCAGCCCTCGGTGTTCGGCCTACTGAGCACCAACCCCTGCTCGGACAACCAAGTGGCCACATCATCAGCCCCGTCGTCGGACAGGCGCACCGGGCGCGGCCCCAACGACTCCACCACCTCGGGCATGACGCCCAAGCCGGCGCAGATCTCGGCCAGCGTGTATTCACGCGAGCGGTCCCACTCCACCAGGCGCGAGGCGAACGAGTCCTTGCCGGGCTTGAAGTTGACCGAGCCGGGCAGTCGGAAATTTCTGACCGGGTTGCAGGCCCCGGCGTCGGTGTAGCCTGCTGCGGCGATGGCGTTGATGGCCCCAACAAACTCCAGCTTGGTGGGCTGGTCGCTGAAGACGTAGCCCCACTGGTAGTTCCCGGCTGACGTCTCCATGATCCACGTCGGGGCCAGCGGGGGCGTCTTGCTCTTGGTGCCAATGTCGTCCAGCATCATCACCAGCACATACTCGCAGTTCGCCGCACCGGCTGACGGTTTGCCCTCAATGAAGCGGTCGATGATGAAGCTGGCCGTATTGCCGAACCACGCCTCACCCTCCTTGATGCGCCGCGTGGGGAGGTACGCCGGCCAAGACGCCTTGATCGCGCCGTTTGCGTGGAACTGCATCTCGCCGTTCACCAGGCGCGGTGTCTGCCGCACGATGAGCGCCGTCTCGCCGGCAGGCGCGAGCGCGGCGAGGTACTCGATGAATTCTTGTGATGTCATTTGCCAGTTCTCCTACTTCCCGTAAACGGTCATTGTTTTGATGCCGATGCCCAGCGGCAGACCCGCCGCCCATGCTGGCGGGTTGGTCATCACCCGCTTCATCAATTCGGTTGTTCGCGCAGGGTCGTTCGTCTCGCAGACGATTTCGTCGTGGACGTGCAGAACCACATCCTCGCCCTCGCGCTCAAGTTCACGCAGCGCATGTCGCAGGATGTCATGCGCCGCGGCTTGCGTGACGTTCTCGCACGCCAGACCCGGCCACAGGCGCGCGCGAGGCCACTCCTTGGCATCAGCGGCGGGTTTCCAAGAGGCTTTGGCGTAAGTGATGCCATCGGCGTCGAGTCGTGCGTGGGGGTAGCAGAGTATGCGCCCAGACGGCAGCGCGTACCAGAGATGAGCCCCATCGAACAAGTAGGACACTCGCCCTGCCGGCACCGCCTGACCCTTACGCCGCATCGCGCCCACGTAGGCCCGCTCAAGGTCCGACCAGAACAGCGGCGCCCACGGGTTCGCCTTGCGCCAAGCGTTGACCATTCGCTTGGCCTCATGCTCGGGCAGGTTCACGCCATACACGCGCCCCATCGCGGCGAACGCGCCCACGCCACCCCCGAACCCGCAGGCGAGTTCCTGCACCTTGCCGATCTGGCGCTGCCCGGTGGACACAGCGTCCTCGGCCTCGTAGCCGGCCAGGATGGCGTCATACGAGGCGCCGAACGTCGCGGCGGCGTTGACGATGTAGGCGTCCAGCCCGCGACGGAACGCCTCCAGCTTGGCGTCACCCGCAGGCGTTGAGGCCAGCCACGGGTTGACCCGGCCTTCGATGGCGCTCCAATCAGCCACGACGAACTGCTTACCCGCTGCCGGGATCAGCGCCGGGCGCAGCATCCCCTTCAGGACGTCGGTGACGCGCTTGCCGAACGCAGGAACGATCTGATGTCCACGGCACATCGCATGACGGACGGCCTGCGGATCTTTGGCGACCTTGCGGGCGAAATTGTGGACTTGCAGGCCGTAGCTGGACGCCCGGCCTGTGGCGGCACCGCCAGCGAACACGAACGCGCCACGCACACGGTGATCTTCGACATCCGCAAGCGCGGCCATACGGACAAACTTGGCGACCGACGACGCCCAGAGGTCATCTGCGCACTGGATGACGGTCGTCGCGGCGTGGGGTACTTCATCAGGGTTTTCCTCTGCTAGGATCAGCAGCGCGGCACGGACGGTTTTGTCGATGGACTGCTTTTCTTCTCCGTCTTTGTGGACCGTCATCAAACGGCGCGCTTCGGGGCCAACGCGTTCCCATACCCACTCGCGCATGCGGGGCGAGCGCACCGACGTGATCTCGCCGTCCGTCACCTCGCGCACCTCCTGCTGGATCGCGTCGAGTTCCTCCACAGCGTAGGTCTGCGCGGCTTTGGCGAGGTCTACGTCCACCAGCACGCCACGGTCGTTGATGCGCTCGTTTGCCCAGTAGTCGGCCAGTTCCTCGGCAGACAGCGGGCGTAGGGCCTTGCTGATGGCCCGCATCGCACGCACGTCCTGCGCGCAGTAGTCAAACAGGTCGGCCAAGTCTTGGGGCGTGTGCTTGAACGGCGGGATGCAGCACTTGCGCACCAGCGCAGCACCCTTGTGATCCTTGCGCATACTGGCGCCGGCAAACCGCCCCACATCCTCCAGCGAACCGGGCGCGCAGTTAGCGCGGGCCTGCGCTGCAGTACAAACGAACTGCTCCAGCTTGGGCACGGGCGCGTTGTGGTCTGACCACAGGACATACGTCCAGATCAGCCGCTCGAACGCCGCGTTGTGGGCGTACACGCGCTCGCCAGCCAGCACGGCCTGCCGAACTGATTTTGGAAATTCTTGGCTCGGTTGCCAAATTTGCACCTCCTCATCGTCATGCGCATACGCCATACACAAGACTTCTGTGCTCGCGTCCTGCGCGTAGTTGTAAGCCCCTGCCACCGTGAGGTCGCAGTCGGAGCGCGTTTCAAAGTCAATCCAGACGGTCATAAAAAAGATGGCCCCGAAGGGCCATCCTCACTCTCAGGCCGCGCGACGACGACGGCCAGTCGGCGCCGGCTCGGCGGCGGGCGCCTCGGCAGGCGTCTCGGCTTCGTCAGCCGCGCCGTCCATGCCGACCCAGTGCTGCACCTTGAACTCGGGCGTGTAAACGCGCCCATAGCTCTTGTGCTGGTAGTGATCCTTCCCGAGAACGATCACCGGCACCGGCTTGGTCTGGTCCTTCTCCACCTGAGTGGCGATCTCGACCGCCAGCGTCTGCACTGCGCGCTTGCCGCCGACAGAAGTCACGGTGTACCGCGCCTCCATGCCGGCATCTTCGCCGCTGATGCACTTCAGAGAGAACCCCACCTGAGCCTCCCAACCCCGCTTGGCGCCGGGGGGCGCCACGTCGAGTTCGGGCAGCGGCTGGGTGATGCCGACCATCTTCTCGCCCAGCACCTCACCCTCACCCCACGCGATGAAGCCGTGGACGAACGAGAACGGATTGACGGCCCACAGGGAGCCGTCTTCCACCTCGGTCTGGTCCGCGCCAAACACCCAGTGGCCCGTCTTGTCCATCTTCACGATGACGGTGGCAGAACCCACGTCAGGTGCGATGGCACGGAGGGCCGTGGACAGGGATGAAACTGCCGGCAGGCCGGCTTGAGAGAACGCAACGATATTGGACACGATTGAACCTTTCACTTCAGTTTAGAAAGAGCAGCAACGAGTTGCTGCCCGATGAGCACCGCCGCGGGCCGGGGATCGCTCTCCGGTGCGAGGGTGTTGCCAGACGAGACGCTCACGACCTGATTGGCCGGAAACGTGACGCCTTGCTCCTTGCAGACCTTCTCCATCTGAGCAGGACTGCGCAATTTGATCTCTTGGTAGACAGTGGGGTCGATGCCGGCGTTCAGCCACAGGACGTGCATCCCCTTGTCATCCGCCCACTGCCGGGTCGCCCGCTTGGGCACCAGTTTATAACCCGGCACGGGCATGCCCTTCTCCAGCCGCGCCTGCGCCAGCTTGCGAGCGTCAGCGATGAAATCCTCCAGCCGCTCGGCCAGCGCCAGCGCCTGGCCCAGCGCCTCGGGGTCCACCGTGGCCAGCGCCGTATGCGTCACACGGTCGATGGCACCAGACACCTGCGGGCAGATCGGCTTGGCGGTACACCAGCGGCAGTGGTCACCGATCACGACGGGCGCGTCGGGTCGCTTGGCGGCTTGCACGGCCACGACCAGTTCGCGCTCAAACTCATGTACGCGCTTGAACGTCGTCACCCAGCGGCGCACATGGGGCGGCTGCACGATCACGATCTCGACCTCGGTCGCACCGTCAAAGGCCCACTGCACCTTGCTGGTCTTGAGCGCCGCCGCGGCGTAGAACAGACCCTGCTCGCTTTCTTCGGCCTCGACCATCACGCCGTCGCCGAACTTCCAGTCCAGCACCACAGCGCGGTCGCCGATGCGGCCAATCAGGTCAGCGTTGCCGAACACGCCTTCCAGCGCCTTGACGCCTTCGAACTCCACTTCGACCTCTTGAACGAACTGCATGCGCTGCTCGGGGTCGATCTGGTCGAGCGCGTCGAGGCAGAACTGCAGCTTCTCGGCCTGCTCGGGTGACAGGTTGTGCTTGGCGATCACGTCGCCCATCTCGCCGTCGGCCAGCAGGTCCTCCATGCAGCCGTGCAGGAGCGTGCCCTCCTCGGCGTACTTGGACGATGCCTGCGGCGGCATCTTGGCAACGAGCGCCACGCTGCCTGGGCAGTTGATGACGCGCTTGGCGGTGGACCCGCCGACTACTTTACTGTGCTGCATCACTCGTCCCTCGCTTGCAGCATGGCGTCGGCAACCGCGTAGGCGTTGCTGGCAAGCAGTTGCATATTCAGTTGTGACGCCTTCAACGTCTCAACGCACAGCGCCTGCATCGCCTTGGCCGCGAAGTAGTCGCGCAGGGTCATGCCTTCCGCGCGGCCCACCGCTCCACACTCAAGGTCGTATGAATCTGTTGGAAACGCCGGGCCACCTGTGTAATGCATGACTGAACTCCAGTGAATTGATGAGGTCTGCAGTGTATCGCACAAAAAAGACTTGCACAAGACTTTTTTCCGCTATAAAGTTACGGACATGGCCCAACACAAAATTTCGGAGAAGCCGATGTTAGAGAAAGATGTCGAACGCAGGCTGGTCAAGGGTGTAGAAGCCCTCGGCGGCAAGGCGTACAAGTTCGTATCGCCCGCTCACCGTGGTGTGGCCGACCGTCTGGTTGTGCTGCCTGGTGGCCGCGTGTGGTTCGTGGAGGTCAAGACCGACAACGGCAAACTGTCGCCGCTGCAGGAGGTGTTCCGCAAGGAGATCAACGACATGGGCTGCAATTACGCCCGCCTGTACGGCGCCGCAGACGTGGGTCACTTCTTGGATTGGGTGGTGAAGGCATGAAGCTGCGCCCCTACCAAGAGGAAGCCGCGGACTTCCTGTACGAGCACGACCGGGCGATGATCCTTGCGCCGGTGGGTGCAGGCAAGACAGCGATCACGCTGACGGCCATGCGCGATCTGGTGGCTGCCGAAGGCGCCCGTTTCCTCGTCGTCGCGCCGTTGCGGGTGGTCACTTCGGTCTGGCCCGTGGAGGCGGCAAAGTGGGCGCCAGACCTTGATGTGCGCGTGGCGGTCGGCACACCAAACCAGCGCTTTGCCGCGCTGTACTCCGACGCTGATGTGGTGGTCATCAACTACGACAACCTGCAGTGGCTGGCCGAGCAGGATGTGCAGTTCGACGCGGTGGTGTTCGACGAACTCACGCGGCTGAAGAACCCCAGCGGCAAACGCTTCAAGGCGTTTGAGAAGGTCATCAAGTCCGTCGAGATCCGCTGGGGCCTGACCGGCTCGTTCACCAGCAACGGGCTGGAGGATGTGTTCGGGCAGTGCAAGGTGATCGACCAGAGCCTGCTGGGCCGCAGCAAGGGCGCGTTCATGCAGCAGTACTTCTACCAGAACAACCGCGGCACGCACACCGAGTGGGAGCCTCGGCCCGGCTCGCTGCCCGCCGTGATGCAGCGCATCAAGCCGGCCACCTATGTGCTGGAGCCTGGCGAGTACAAGGACAAGCTGCCCCCACTGCACACGGTGGAGATGCCCTGCAGCATGGCGATGGACGACTACGCCAAGATGAAGAAGGACTTCGTGCTGCAGTTCGGCAACGAGACGACCATTGCGCAGAACGCTGCGGTGGTCACGCAGAAACTGCAGCAGATGTCCAGCGGGTTCCTGTACACCGACTTTGGGCCGCGCTGG